GGCGCCATAGTAGGAGATGTAATAGGCTTAGTCTCTTCTGTAGGCGCAGTGGCTTCAGATTCTGCAGTTCCTGGATCTTCAGATGATACTTCTTGTTTTTTCTTGGGATACAAATGTTGTACTTGTTCTAAAGATCCCTGAATATTTCCCTTATAATGATCTTTGAAATCATTAGTGAATTTTGCATTTTTATCAAGTAATTTCTGAGCAACATCAACATAATTGCCAGGATTTCTAACAGATCTATGGTGTGCCATCTCTTTTAATGAAGATAGTATTTGATTCAAAAGTGATTCAGCATTATTAACCAATTTTTCGCTATCAGATTTTAATTTTTTACTCTCTTTGGGGTACCTTTTTTCCCAAGCAGATATTGCTTTATATCTGTCAGAAAACATAGTATGTAACCAATCTCTAAACTCATTAATATCATTAGCTTGTTTAATAAGTTCTATTCTTTGTTGGCGAGCCAATCTCGATTTTAAATCTAATAAATGATCCCACTGATCTTCAGTTAAAGCAGATTTATCTTCATTGCCAAATAAAAATTGATGATGAACAGATTCTACATCAAATTTAAGCATTTTAATTTGAGCATCAATTTCCTGCAATTTAAATTGGAAAATACCTAAATCAGCCGCAACGGCCATATATTCTTTCTTTTTTAAAGAAGATTTTGCTTTCTTTAAAATCTCTTTCATACTAATATCGTATTTACCAAAATCAGCTTCTGTACCGTCCTCAGAGCCTAAAGACTTACCAGCAACAATAGATCTAATATTATTATCAATTTTTCTCAAAGATGTCATTATCTCTTGAAATTTAGGATCGAAATATTTTTCTACAACTTTGCCACTAAGATTAGTTGATTCTCTAAACTTATTCCATAGGCTACGTTTCTGAGCAATTTTTTCCATAGTAATCCTTCGCTTATATACGATTAGCAAGTAAATACCTAATTATACATAAATGGTGCGATTAATACTGGATTATGCTGGTGGGGGTGGAGGAGCCTCGCCGCCTCCGCCAGCTTCTGGTGGTGGAGGTGGCATTTCACCTCCGCCTCCAGGCATCTCTAATCCTGGCAATCCAGGTCCTGGTGGTGGCAATCCTCCCGGCATACCTCCCGGCATCTCGCCTCCTGGCATGCCTCCCGGTGGAGCTTCTCCTGGAACACCAGCAGATGCGTCTGGTTCCGGAATCTCATCTTCTTCATCCAAAGCACGAAGAGAATTAAGATCCATTTGTTGAAGAGAAACTTTCTCTCTCATAAAGATAGCGCTCTGAATTGCTTCTTTGCGCATTTTTCTAACCTCATCTTCATACTCTAGACCCATAGAACGATACAATGTATGTAAGGATGCTCTCTTAGCATCTCCTTCTCCTTGAGTTAGAGTTACTAAGGTATTAATATAATCTCCGGCATCAAACAAGCTCATATGATTCCAATCAACATCTGGAACAATAAGTTGTTTTTCGCCGCCAGAATAATCGTAAAATCCTTGAATCTTAGAAATGGGTGCGAAGATTTTTCTCTTTAACCAAACAGACATCATATTACGGAACTGCATGTATCTTTGACGAAGAACGTCAAGAGCAACTCCACCGTTGGCGTAAGTAGTATCTGCGCCTCCATCCATCAATACTGGTGGGACCTGCAAACCGACATAGATTTCTTTGATTATCTGTGTAATATCGCCACTAATGTCATAAATTCCTTGGCCATAACCCACACGCTCAACAGTGACTCCAGCGTGAGTAAAAATTTTAAAATCCTTGTCATATTGCGCCTCTTCAAAAACATTTCTCCAAGACTCTAAATCAGCAAAAGTTGGGTGCAGCCCATCAGCAGCATCAGTTCCAATCTTAACTAAAGTTAATGGATTGATCATATTATCTGCTTGCGCATATTTAGATTCTCTAAGCTTATCAAACAACATTAGTTGGCGAAAAATACAAACAGGTAATCCTGTGCCACGAATTTCGTAAGGACTAATACGACGAGCCAAATGCGAAACATTAAAATTATCAAGTGGAATATTTTCTCCGCGCTTAACAGAATCAATAATATGAGCATTTAATTGTTTGCGCTGCTCAATATCACTTGGCTTGTTTGAAAATACAATTTTCTCCAGATTTTTATCTGGCTTCAACATAATTATTGGTTCGTTCGCAACTACAGTGCGCTTAACCACCATATAATCTGGATTTTGAATTAATAGACGGCTCCACTTGCCACGACTTTCATCAAGCTCCGCATAAACAAAAGACTCCCCTAATAACCAATATTCTTGTGCAATCTGCACGCAAATATTCATTAAATCTATTTCTTCAATCATGTCATTGAAAAATTTTTCAATATCTTTATTGGGACATTTAATATTTAATTTACTAATTGGGTAGGTGCTGTGAAGATTGACAGCATTATGTACGAATGGATTTAGGGCATAAAAACTACGACACCAAGCATTAATAGTGGCTCGATCTCTTGGCAAATTAAGATTAGAATTTAACCATAAGGGAGAATATACTTCGGGTGATTGTTTGACGGTATCGCCCATTCCTCCACTGTATCCACCAGAACTACTAACTATTTGAGCGCTTTTATTAAAACCTACAGAAGAAACTACTCGGCCACTAGGAGTCGGATCGTTATCTCTATTTGCCGGCGCAGAACCATCTCTAAATAGACCTTGCTCCACTTCTTGAGCAATACCATTTCTTCTAATATCTGATACCACACGAGACATCAATGCACTAACTTGGGGCACATCAGATTTATTGCTTAAAAAATGATCAGAATTAGAGGGTCCGATCCATGATTTTTTCTTTTTGTCTATTACCATTTTTCCTCAATCAGATTTTCAACACCCTCTACTATACTTAAGTAATAATATATCCAAGTATTTGTAGAGATTATTAAAATTTACGAGGAATGAAGCCAGTTAAGGCTAATGGCTTATTTCTATTGTTAAAATTTTGCTGCTGTAATATAGGATTATTATTGGTAAAACCACCAGTTATGATAAATTTATAGGCCAAATAAGCATTTAATAATGCCATAAAACCGTCATTAGGAGTGCTGCCCTTCACATAATGAATAGTAGGATCTCCTCCACTTTTAGAAATAGACGGCTTTATTTCCATACTACAGCAATGATCAATTAACCAGGCAACTTTTTCATAATCACCAAATGGAAATTTTACTTCTCCCCTTTTCATTTTTTCATATAAATCACTAATATAATGATCTCTTTCAAAGATTAATTCTTTAGGAAAAGCATCTGTACTATATTTTACGTGTCCATTAACTTTAGAATGGGCACGAGAAACAATATATTTATCTCCATAAATATTATGTAATAAGGCAGAAAAGTCATTAGAATAGCCAATGTCTCCGACAGCCAATTGAACACTATACTGTCTCATTATTTGGTCTATTAGTCCTTTTTTGCTCTCCATATCATTTCTTTTAAATTTGGTTGCATATTCGATATTTAAAACGTGGGGACCATTAGCCGATAATACAACAGCCGTACTATAAGATTGCCCTGGAGTTTTAACTTTATCTGGATTAGCTAACTGTTCTAAATCTGCACGAGCACCATAGTCGATTCCAAGAACCACTATTTGCTTATTCATTCCATTTTTCTCTGGCAAAATTCTAGCGCTAAATTTTCTTGGCTCGGCACATTTTTCTCTAATTTCTTCTGGAGTAATAGGGCTGGCATCACCTTGGAAAAATTCACCCAAAACTTCATTCATAAAAACGCGCTCATTATTGATGGGATGTTTGCCAGGCATTTCATTATCGATGTCTTCTCTAGTAAACATCGGCATATAAAGCTGATTAATGTGAAATCCAATCATTTGACAGTCTGGATCGTCTGGATCTTTTAAAGAAATCCATTTACCTCTTTCTTGCGCTTCTAATTTGTTTTGCTCGTGTCCACAATGAACACATTTAACAATCTTACCATAAATCCAAATTTTTTTCCAATCATCTGATCCTGGAGTATATAGCGGAAAATGTTTTTCACAATTCTCACAACCTAAATAATAATATTGTTGCGATGAAACTTGCCACATTTTATGAAAATCAGAACCCTTACGTCTTGGAGTTCCAAAATAAACCTGTACGCCTTTTGATGGCCTACCATATTTGGCAGTAGTTAAAACTTTAAGAGAGTTACCGATAGCTAGACCTGTAGTCTTCTGAACCTCATCGAAAAATAATACATCAGCAGTACGACCCATAATACGATCGCCATCTAAACCAACAGACTCTACCCACAAGTGATTACCACCAGTGAATTGTTTGAAAGTTAAAGAATCATTAGTGGGGCTCGAACTATCTAATAAAGTCTGCATAAAAGCTCTAGTTTTAGTACTAGCCTTTTTTTCTGAATTATCTGCCAAATGAATAGAAGAAGAAATAATTTGATTTAGCTTAGTTTTAGAGTAAGCTGCGGCCAATTCTAATTGAGGAAAAGCATGAATAATTCTAATAGGTGGATTAGTACTGTTGCCAAATAATCCACATCCCATAAAATACATTTCTAAAGCACTCGCCATTGTAGTGGCTCCTACCTGACGACCTTTGACAATAATTAATGGTTTAGAATTAGGCTCTAAAGCTTTGATTCCGATATAACGATATATTTCTGCAAATGGTTTATAACCATTGCCTCTTAATCTAAACGGTTTACCATCTAGGGTTAAATACTTCTCACAAAATGCTACCGGATCTAACATTAGTAGCTGATTTTTGAGCTTTAAAAACAGATCTTTATTTTCTACATTCAATACTGGCATATTGAATATACAAATATAATCATATATTTCTTCAATAAAATTGATTACTTAGATGCTGGCATCAAAATATTGAACACATCAGTATTGGAAGCATCAATATCTGAGTCTCCCATAAAATCTCTTTTGCCTAGATTAAAATCTTGATTATAAACTTCTGGATTATTTTTCTTAGCTTTCAGATTTAAACTGCTAACTAGTTTAAGCAACTTATCATCATCCCAATCTTTAGCTTCAGAAACATCTCCCTGATGAATGCTTCTAATCTTATCTATAATTGCTGGAATTGGTAAATTTCCCTTAGTATCAGTAATATAGTTTTCTAAAGTTTTTTGAATAGCCGGGCATTTAACAATAACTGATGGTATGCTTTTATCAATAGCTTGCTGCTGATCAGATGCGGTAGTAGTTTTAATAGCATCTTCTCTTTCTGAAACTTTGATCTTATCAAGGTAAGCAGTCAGACCACTACGCTCTTGCATTTCTTGAACGGCAGCCTCAACAGAAGTATGTTTAGACCTACTGCCATTCATTACAGAATTAATTTGATCAAACAAACTCTCTTGAGTTCTTGGCTGTACCGCACCCTTTTGTAAAGTTTTTTGAAATTGTTTTAACCAGTGATCTTCTCCAATAGGCTCATCTGATTGCCTATTAATAACTGGGCTGTGTCTAATATAACGAGACATTAATTAGCTCCTATAATTAGCGGCCCAATCCATATTACCGCTGTCAGCAATATCTAAATCATCATCTGGCATATATCCTCTGTCTTGACGAAGAGGATAGCCCATATCGGCCAATAACTGCATTACTTCGGCCTGCTCACGATCATTTAGATTATATTTTTTAACTTGTCTAGAATAAAGATCTTCAATATCATGGCCGGCAGATACCATACCATTAATACAAACTCTAGCAATTCTAGAGGCAAATAATGGAGCTACAATATAAATTCCTTGAATGCCAGTAATTTTCTGACCTTCTTTAATCAAACCATCAGAAAGATCTTCTGCCTTCTTTTTGCGACCTTTCTTTTTCTTGCTGCTCTTAACCTTATCTAAACGATCATGTAGTCTTTCAATGCCATTATCAATAGTAGCTCTAACCTTTTCTATTTGGTCGGCATCTAGATCGCCGTCTAAATCCATTCTCATGGCTTTAGAGACTTCATTATCTAATCTTTCTAGATAAGCAATAGCCCTCTCTAAACCAGCAGAGTCATAGCCAGAATGTTTTGGCACACTATCACAGCGCTCTTTAACCCAAACAATAAATCCAGTTGGTCCTCTTTGAGCCCAATCCCATTTTTCATTTTTCTTGGTTTTAGCATCATCTTCATCAGTAACTATAATTTCTTCTTCTTCATTAGCTTCTGGTTCTGGCTCAGGATCTGGATTGTCTAATCCTAAACTAGCAGAGTCCAATACAATTTCAAGGGGCTCATCAGTGGATTCAATCATTTCTAAGCCGTGTTCATGAGAATGTTCATGCGGATGATCTTCCATATGAATTTCTTGAACTTCTAATGGCATTTCAAATGGAAGCATAGATGGACCAGAGTTTGTCGGAATTAATACAATTTCTTGTGCTGTAGAACGCAATGACATTTAGTACCTCTAATTTTTATGCATAAATATGTAGTAATATCCGCAGTTTTAAATATTCCATTTATCTTCATATATTAAACTTTCAGGGCCTACAGTATCATAATACGGATTTTTATTATCTGGGTCTAAATCTTCATCTTCCAATAAAACACCATCTGGTAATCCGTA